AAATATAATCAAATCTGTTTAACTTTATTAGTTATCGCAGCTTGGATTAACTTACTATTTAAGTAATACAAAGAGGTCGTAAGACCTCTTTTTTTATGGCATGGTTATATTTGTATTTTCTGTTTTCATCAAATTATCATTGATTGTCTGTGATGATTCGCCATAGATCATAATATCTCTAAAATCACTTAAGAATTGTTGTAAGTATTCTGGTTTTAAAACAAATATACCTCTTTTTTCCTCATTCAATCTAACTTCATAATCATAATTAGATATACCTGTTCGAACATTGGTTCCTTTAACTTCTACAATACCATTTGTATCATAATACTTAAATACAAAATCAGAATCAACAACTTTTCCTTTTTCTAAAATTACACTACCATTACTATTTTTAATTTCTTTTGTTTCAAATAATCGAGTTGCGTTTAAGTTATCTCCGTACTTTTCAAAGGAGTAATCAAAGATATCTCGATTGTTTAGTGGCCATTCATTTCGAACATTCACAATACCTGCTGTTGTTAAAACTACCCAATCTAATTCATCATTTCCATAAAAATCCTCTGCCACAGTCTCTGGACGAAATTCATCAGGTATTTCATACTTATCAAATAAAGTAAAAACATTCTGTAGATCATCTCTTAATTTAGTTCTACGAAATAAATTCTTGACTTCTGTATAATCTAAAGAAGATTTTTTATCAGGTAAAAATGACTGATAAAGTAAATTTGGTAACTCTCTGAAATATCCCATTTTAGAATCCTACTGTATCGTCAGCATCAAATCCACCAGCATCAAAGTAATCCTGATCATAAATTGGTTCAAGTTCTTTGAATGTTAAATTCATAATCATTGAAACTGGTTCTCTACCTTCATATGTAGCATATACTCCTTCAGCAGTATAGTTAACATTTATATCAGTTAAGAAACATTGTTTAAATCGATGTAAGAATGGATGATTGGCAGCTCCACTTTTGTATCTTAATTCAAATACGTTAGGTGTATTTAAGAATAAACTCGCAGTTCCTCTACCACTTGTGACCTTTGGTGCCATGTTCATTTTAAATGTTCTTATAATTAACTTACATTGCTCTGCTTCTTCTGGACTTCTTGGTGTCATTTTAAAAGCAAATCTAAAGTTTCTTAATGTAGGACCATTGAATAACAACTCCATATTTGGATTGAATATTTGCCCAGATTCTCTTTGTAATAGTTGATTTACTGATACATTACCACCAAAAGCACTTACAACTGAAGATGCAATTTGTTTAGTTGCTAATGCAGTTGCTGTATTTACATTTAAACCTGATGCTTCAAGAGCATTTTTGGCTGCTTTTCCTGATTCACCAAATGCATCTCCTATTCTACCTGTAGCAATCGCAGCACCAGCTCCAGACATTAAATCAACAGCACCACTCACTGCAGCACCTGCTATACTATTTAATTCTGATGAACCATAATTAACAGAATTTCCATCTTCAACTTGAGATGGTATTTGTAGTAATATTGTGCCTTTATTGACTAGTGATTTTGTTGTTAATCCAAATGGATTTCTTGCTCTGAGAGGAGATACTCTATTAGTTCTTCCAACGATTGATCCAGTTCTGTCCTTAACTGGTTCATATTGGTTAATATCAATTTGTAAGTAATCTGTTCTTTCTGTTAATGCTTCATATGGATATCTTAATACTCCACCCCTGTCTCTATAAGTTCTTTTAAGTTCTTCTCCCTTAATTGATGTATTAAATTGACTTTTATTTTTATTCTTATCTGATTTCTTAAATGAATCGCTGTCTGGATCATTAGAACCACCAGTGTTTCTATATCTTCGATCATTAGAAAAATCTGGTGATGCTCTTTTGGTATTTAATTTTGCCTGATCGGTATCACTTTGTCTAAATGTGGAAAAACCATATTTTGATATTAACTCTGATCTAGAAAGATCTTTGTCTCTTTTTTTTGCACCACTGCCTCTTGTTCCTCTTGCCATATCGACCTACTTTTTATCTATTTATACGAAACTTGGCAAAAGGTATTGTTCGCAACGATTCGACCTCATTTGAATTAACAATATGGAGGTTTCCAATTACTTCTTGCCATGTATATTGACGCACATTACCCCAGTGAAAATTAAGTCCTTTGAAACCCCAGTTGAATACATCTGTAACTGCGACAAGGGGAAACTCATCATACCGAACGTTAGGTGTCTTTGGTTGATATACAAAGGTATAGTAGTTACCTGCTTCAGGGATTGTCTCTGTTTCTGGAAGTGCTTCAATTATTTCTACCATCAGATCATCAGGACTTTCAATCCCAATCAAATTATCTGCGATATCTGCGATTCGATCCATTATCTTATACCTAACTCACTTTCAGTCAATACTTTAAACTCTAGTCTGCGATCCTTGCAATATTCTGTTGCTGCTTCCCATTTTGCTTGGTTCTTTGCATATTCACATACTTCACGGATGTATGCTTTTGTTTTTCTTTTTTGCACCTTTGGTTCAATGCACTGCTTCTTTGGTTTAATTTCAATCACATACTTCTTAAGTTGCCCAGTGCTTTCTCTAACTTTGATATAGAAATCTGGAAAGTATCTATGAACACGATTATCAATAGGAGACATGTAAGGAATAAAGAATTCCTCACTCCCCCACTCTAAAATATTCTTGTTTGTGTCACAGTATTTCATGAATTTGAGTTCCCATGAAGAGCGATATATTATGTTCGTATAATCGCCTCGATACTTCTTTGGAACCCTTGGTCTAAATTTTCCTTTGTAAGTCATCTAAATAGAAATAATAAAAGACTCATATAAGGTATTTAGAGTGGCAGGGTTAGTACAAAGAATAACAATGCAGGATGTCAAGGAGAAACTTGGCAAACTGTCTATAACGAATCAATATCAAGTTAATTTTTCATCATTGAAAAAAACGATAACCGATTATCTTGAGTTGAATGGCATTGATAATGCAAAAGAATTTCTATCGAGAGACGCAGGATTGCTTTGCTCTGATGCATCTCTACCAGCAAGTGCTTTTGCGACAGGTGAAGTCAAAGATAATTTTATGGGTATTCCACAGGAGTTTGCTCATACAAGATTGTATACTGATATTGATTTTACTTTTTACGTTGATGAAGATTATACGATGTTAAAAGTATTTGAGGGTTGGATGGATTATATTTCAAGTGGAGCAGATTCAGATGGAGTTGGAATAGGACAAAGAGGTTTTTACAGACGATTTAAGTACCCAAATGACTATAAATGTGATACAATGAGTATAACTAAGTTTGAAAAGAACATTGAAAGGACTTTACTTTATGAATTTGTAAATGCTTTTCCAAAATCAATTACATCGTTACCTGTAACTTATGGTACAGCAGACTTACTGAAAGTCACAGTTAGTTTTAACTACGATAGATATATCATGACTAGAAGTTAAAATTACCTCTATAAATAAATTTACTGAAGTGTGAAGACATTATGGCATTACCAAAAATTAATACACCAACTTATGAATTAACTATTCCTTCGAATGGAAAAAAAATTAAATATCGTCCATTTCTTGTCAGAGAAGAAAAAATTCTTATTCTTGCATTAGAAAGTGAAGATACTAAACAAATAACAACAGCAGTTGTTGATATATTATCTGAATGTGTTCTTACTAAGAACATAGATATTACTAAATTAGCAACTTTTGATATCGAATATCTATTTTTGAATGTTCGTTCAAAATCTGTCGGTGAGACTGTTGACGTGAATTTAACTTGCCCAGATGATGGAAAGACATCTGTGGAGATGTCAATCAACATTGATAGCATTAAAGTTCAGAAAGTTAAAGGTCATAAGAGCATTATCAAACTCGATGATCAATACTCAATGAAACTTAAATATCCTTCAATGACTCAATTTATTGAAAATAATTTTGAATCTGGTCAAGATGGTGGTGAGGGAAGTGACATTGATAAATCCATGGGTATGATTACATCATGTATTGAAATGATCTATGATAATGAAGAGAGTTGGGATGCTGTAGATTCATCACAGAAAGAGTTGGAAGAATTTATTGAACAACTCAACAGCAAACAATTTAAGTTAATTGAAAAGTTTTTTGAAACAATGCCAAAACTTTCTCACAAAGTCAAGGTCACAAATCCAAAAACTAAAGTTGAATCAGAGGTCGTATTGGAGGGACTAGCAAGTTTTTTCACCTAAGTATGGCTCATACTAATCTTGAGTCATACTTTAGAGTCAATTTTGCGTTGATGCAACATCATAAATATTCTTTAGCAGATATTGAAAATATGATGCCATGGGAAAGAGAAGTCTATGTTACCCTACTTACTCAGTATATTGAAGAAGAAAATTTAAAACAGCAGCAAAACAATGGATGAGTCATCTCCAGTATATCAAAATTTTAAAAACAAAATGTCTTCCATGACTGGTAGACCAAAGATGAATGTGACCAATATGAAGACCATCTTTGGTGATGGAAAAGGTCGTGCTGCTATTTCAGGTAAAGGTTCTACTCTTGTTCGTGGCGGTTTAGATAATAATAAATTATTTCAGTTAGATGGATCAGGTAATTTAGAAGAGAGAGTTGCTGGAAATGAGAGAAAGATAACTCTTTTAAAAAATATATTAAAAGCACAAAAACCTTTTGGTGGTAAGGAAGATGAAATAATAAAAATTAATTCAACACTTCAAGATATTGGAAATATACTTACAATAGATTATGCAAATAGAATAAATGAAGGTAAGTTAGATAATAAGTTATTAAAGAATCAACTTGATGAAGAGAGAAAAAGTAATGCAGAGAGAGATTTAGAAAAAGTTAATAAGAAAGGATCTAAATTGGGATCTGGTATTGGTTCTATTACATCTAAAATAACCTCACCTCTTACAGGAATCTTTGATAAACTGATATCATCTGCTGCACTATTAGGTGCTGGTATTGTTGGTAATGCTGCAGTTAAATGGTGGAGTGGTTTAAATAAGCAGCAAATAGGTAGAGTAATTAATGGTTTAAAAATAGCAGGTATTGCTGTGGGTGGTATTCTTGGTTTTAAACTTGGAAAGGCAGTATTTGGTGTTGGTAAAGCTCTAGTTGGTGTTGCTAAAGCACCCTTTGTTGCTGCTAAAACTTTTAGAAGAGGGATAAAGAGATCAAATGTTAGAAGACAGATAAGAAAAGATAAACTACTTAACAAGAAAACTAAATTTAACAGAACAGGATTGGGTGGGAAGAAGAAAGGATTTTTTAATTTTGGTAAAGGTAAAAAAGTTGTAACTGCTACTACTGGTGCTACTGGTAAACAAGCAGGGTTAGACTTAGGTGAACAAGCAGTAAAACAAGGACTTAAAAAAACAGTAACAAAAACAACTGTGAAAGCAGGTGCAAAAAGATTAGCAGCAGGTTCTCTACCTATTATTGGTGCGATTGTTGATGGATATGCTGGTTTTGAAAGACTAGCAAAGGGAGATAAAGCAAGTGCTGGTTTATTTTTTGCTAGTGCTGCATCAAGTTTTTTACCAGGTAAAGGCACACTCGTGTCAATTCCATTAACCGCAGCTGCGATAGCATCAACTGCCAAATTTGAAGCTGATAAATTAAAAGAAAATGATGATCCTAAGGTGATTGTTCAGGATTTAGCCCCTATTAAAGTTGATAATACAAAACAGAAGAAAGATAATTTATCAGGTGCAGATGCAACAGAGGTTCCTTATGTAACATCTACAAATGCCGATAATCCAGATATGGAAAAGACACCAGCGATTCATGGTATCTTGTTAGGAGATAATGAATGATGGTTAGTAAGAGTATAAAAAAACTTAAAATCACAGTCACAAACATTAAAAGTGTGCTTGTTAATGATAATAAAAAATTATCTAAAGTTAAGGTTACAGGAAAAAGATTAGAATATAATAAGTTACAACTTCTCAAAAGAGAAAAGAAAGAATCAAATTTAGAAAAAATGAAAAAGTCATCACCATTGTCAGGTGTTTCAAGAAAAGTTGGTTCTGCATTTAAGAGTCCAATAGATAAGTTTATGAATACTTTAGCGTTGTTAGGAACTGGTATACTCATAAATGCACTTCCACCCTTAGTTTCTAAGTTAAAAAATGCTTTTGATGGGATTAAGGAAAGATTTGATCAATTAAATTCTATTGTAAATAAAATTGGCAATTTCATAACTGACATCACAGATCCTATTAAGAATATATTTAAAATATTTGGTAAGAATGACAACACTAAAAGTAATAACCTAGAATCAAATGTCGGTGATAATCAAGAAATCATGGGTGATGATGTTGAAATTGGTGATGATCAAGATGATATCTCATTGGAGGGTGAAATTGATACTGGAGAAGGTCTGATAAATAGTAATCAAATTTCAGCAAACACTTCGGATGCTTCAAGTGAATTATCTAGATTAAATAATGTAATTGCACCAGCAAAATCTAAATTAAAAATTAGAGACAGTTCTTTAAAGGCAATAGACAAAAAAATGATTAAACAAAAAGAAAAACTAATAGTCATACAAAGACAAATAGTTGAAGTATTACAATCATAGGAGAAAAATTAAATGTCAGGAAGTGCATCAAGAGCATCAATATATGAAAAAATGATTATCCGTAATGATAAAAAGGAAGCAAATATTGTAGCTAAAATTTCGTCCTTTAACTACTTTGAAAGTGTATATTCACCAGAGGTGACTGCTAATTTAGTTTTTGTAGATGTTTCAGGTACACTTAAAGCTGATAAGGCACAAGATACTCAGGAGAGACTTGGAAGCATTAAGTCATCACTTCCTATTGTGGGTGATGAAGATCTTGAATTTAAAATTAGTTCAAAATCTGGAACTTTAGATTTTTCGAAAAAACCATTACGTGTCAATAGTGCTCCTGTCATATCAGAGGATTCAAATCGACAAAGTATTTTTCTATCATTGGTATCAAATGCAACAATAGATAATTTGGAAATAAAGAATCCAACAATTACATATAAAGGTAGAATCAGTAGTACTGTTAAAAAGATTTTGAAAGAATTAAAAATAAGAAAATTTAAAATTGATAAAACAAGAAATAATTATGACTTTATATCAAGGTCAAAAGGTGGTCTAGATTTAATTACAGACCTTTGTCGAAGATCAATTCCAATAAAGGGTGATCCTGGATTTTTCTTTTATGAAACTCAGGACGGTCATAATTTCAAAGCAATCGATAATCTTATTTCAAAATCACCAGTTGAAACTTACACATATACTGGAGGATTATTATCAAATTTAGATAATGATGAAAATGATTTTAGAATTGTTAGACCACCTAAATTTTTAAAAGATCAAAATATTAAAGAAAGAAAGAAATGGATGTCTTCTCGTAATATATTTTACAATCCAGCAACTCTTGAGGTAGAAGAGAAATTTTACACCTTAAAAGGAGCAGAAGGTGAAATAGGAACAAAAGTAAGTAAAACTCTTGGTAAGGATATTGATTATCGTAATGGATCCAGTAGTGGATACAGTAAAACAAATCATATCACATTGGATATTGGAAGTTTAGATTATAAAAATCTTACTCCAAATAATGATCCGAGAGAATGGCAAGCAAAATCTCCAATGAGATATAATCTTTTACATTCTCAAATGATGGAGATACAAGTTCCATGTAACTTAGAATTAAGAGCTGGGGATGTAATTAAAGTTGAAATTGAAAGACAAGGTGATGATAAGGAGTTAGGTGGACTTGACGAACACACAAGTGGAAAGTATTTGATTCTTCATCTATGCCATCATTTTGATTCTAAAAGATCATTTACTTCAATGACAATTGCTCGTGACACTTATGGTTTACACGTTAAGGATTATGAAAAAAATAGTAGTAATAGAGGATCTGCGTTTAATAATAATGATGAGGAGGAGAATTAATCATGGCAAAATTACCTGATCAAAGTGTTTTTGGAGAAAACGTAAGTTTTTGGGTAGGAAAAATAGTAAACGCAGATAAAAATCCAACTCAAAGAACTTTGATGTCTGGTGGAAGTTGGGGATTTCGATATCGAGTTCGTTTAGTATCAGACTATTCAAATAATGATACTGTAAGTGATGATGAAGTTTTTGTAGCACAGTCTCTTCTTCCCCTTACTGCAGGGACAGGTGCTGCTGGAAGATCTGAGAGTTTAAAAATATCTCAAGGTGATATGGTCTTAGGTATATTTTTAGGACCAGATAGAACAGCACCTTTTATTGTTAATGCTTTTCCTAGAACAGATCTTGTACCTAAAGGTGGAGAAGGTAAGTATGCAATTGATAGTGGATTCAATAGTAAGATAAAATCTGGTTTACAAGAATTACAAGAATTTGCACAAACTGCTCTCCCTGCTATTCCTAAATTAATAGCAAAATTAAATAAAGGGAATGGAAAAGGAAAAGGCACTCCTGTTGGTCAATTAGGAAAGGTAGCGGGTGGATTGGATGAAGAAAATACTGTTGGTGCACTACCAAAACCCCCTACATTAACAAAGGAGGAAAGGATAAAACAATTGAGAGATAGAACTGCTAGGAGAAATGCATCAGAAGGTAATAGAGTGGGTGATATAGTAGACATATCAGAAGAACGTGCTTTTGAAGCTTCATTAGATGCTGAAGTAGAAAGATCGAGGGCAGGAGATCGAAGTGGTCTTGATGACGCTCTTCAATTATATTGATAAATACATGCACAGGAGGATATTTTAAAATATGTCAGTAACAAACGAGACACAACCAGTTACAAAGAACGTTTCACCACCACCAGATAAATTGAACGCACAACAGGTTGCAGCGTTGACTGATTTGATTCAAACAAATCCATCTAATCAAAAATGGCAAAATGCTATTGGTAGAACAAAAAAACAATTTCCTGAACAACTTGGAAATGTAAAAGCACTTGATGGAGATAAACTTAATTTTGCTCAATTTGATACTCTTAGCAATAAAACTGACTTATATCAAAAAATAGTTAATCCAGAATTAAAACCAGCATCAGCAACCACAGGGCAAACAATTTTGACTGCATCCAAAGAATTGAAAAGTTTTGCAGTTAGAACAGAAAATGGTTTAACTAACTTTTTATCTGCTGCGACTAAATTAGATGATGCTCTTTTTGATTTACCAGGTGAGATTAAAAGTACAGCAGCTTTAATCGCAGGTGGAGCACAATCTTTTGTGGGTCAAATGAACAATGCACTATCAGGTGCAATAATTAGTGGTGTTAAAGGTGGACTGAGTGTGATCGCTACAACTATATTCAGTTCTGTTCCACAATATAATGTTGCCCTTAATATTGTGAAGAGAGCACAAACTGCTTTAATAAAACCTATTTCGGGTGTATTTAAAGGTATGAATTGTTTAGTATCGAAGGTAGTTGGTTCTCTAACAGGTGCACTTGAAGATATGTTAACTGGTTTTGTTAAAAATGCACTTAACGCTCCTGCCTGTGCAATACAACAATTTATTGGTTCTGTATTAACTAAAGTTAACTCTTTGATTGATAAAATTGTTACACCTTTGACTGGTGGTATTAGTAAAGTTTTAGGACCATTGTTCAAAGTTAGAGACATTTTAGGTGCTGGTATCAACTTAGCAAATAAAATTGGCGATTTCTTTAACTGTGGTGTTCCAGAAACTGGCGGTAATTCGGGATCAAATAAGTATGAAATTGATAAACCATCGTCTAAAAAACCAAAGAGTGAAGAGGAACAACAAAGTATTATGGATGGGGCAACAGCTGCTGCCAATAATGCAGCAAAAAGAATCGAGAAATTTGGTTCTGGAGCAGGGGAAAAATTAACAAAATTTGAAGAAGAATATGGTCAGTGGACTATTTTTGGTTCAAAGGTAAGTGATGCATCAGATCAGAATATAGGAACCGATTGTTATACTGGAAATGTGTTTAAGTGTGGTGCTCCAACTGGTGAAATATATGGTGGTGATGGAGAAGGTGGTGCAGGTAAAATTCTTTTAGGTAAGTTTTTCAATAGACTTGATCCAGATGACTTATATGGTGAGATAAAAAGAACAGCAAGTATCATAGGATTTGAAGTTACAGATTCTGGTAGTGGGTATACTCAAGAACCTCTCATTGATTTTAGTGATAATTGTGATCAGGGTTATGGTGCTTTTGGAAGAGTGATTATTGATAAAAATGTTAATTCACCGACTTATGGGCAAATAACGAACGTAATCATAATAAGTGAGGGTGAAAACTATCCAGTTGACTTACCAAGTGAAGTTGGTAATGCATTCATCAAAGAGATTATAGTTGAAGATGGCGGTGCAGGGTATGATAACGCATTCATTGATGATGATTGTATGACTCTTCAAGTAGTTGATGGAAAAGTTACAGGTGTTGAAATTACTTGTCAAAAACCATATGATTCAATACCAGACATAAACATAGTCAATGAGGGTATTGGTGCGATTCTACGTCCTATCATGTCATCTACCCCAACTAAATCAAATACAGATCAAACAGTTCTTGAATCTGTTGATTGTGTGGGTGCATATCCTAAACCAGGAGAGTATTAAGTATGAATGAACAAAATCATGAATTAAAAACCTTTGGTCCTCAGTTTCTAATTGATACTGGTAATGAGGTGATGACTCATTCTGGAAAGACTGTATATTTTATTCAAGGAATAACAAAGGATAAGGTAAAAAATAATATATCCTTTCATGAAACTGGTTTTGCAAGGATTTATACTGAAAACATCTTACAGATAGAGAGTGGTGTCAGGTGTAAAGATAATGAAGATGCCTTTCGACAAATAGTTCATCATGGGAATTATAATGTAAATGCTGATAAGGGTGAAATAAGATTATCAGCAAAGAATATAATTATTGAAGCTACTGATAATTTAAGTTTATTGGGATCAAAAACAATACAAATTGGTTATCCAGAGCAAGGTGCAACTAAAGAAGTTTTAACAAATGCAGATAAAGTACATACAACCACAAGGGGAGGTAACATCGGAGATCTACTTAAAACGAGTAGTTTATTCTCCTCTTTTGCTGGAAGTTTTGTTTCTAGTAGTAGTTTAGCTTCTGCTGCATCAGGAATGTATGGAGGACCTCTGGCAGGTGCTGCAGGTAAATTTGCTAAAAGATTTTTCTAGTATGAAAACCTAGATTATCTACCTAACTAAATAGACATAGAAATATTTTGGCCGAAATAAGAAGATGCCTCTTAATAGATTAGAGAATTTTATAAAAAATATAGAGGGAAGAATACTCTATGTGAATCCGAATGACCTTGACTCAACGGACAGTATAACCAATGATGGCAATTCATTAGCACAACCTTTTAAGACAATTCAAAGGGCACTAATTGAATCTGCTAGATTTTCATATGTTACTGGTAGGAATAATGACAGAATCGAGAGAACAACGATATTAGTATATCCTGGTGAACATGTAATTGATAACCGACCTGGTTTTGCAATCAAACCAAGTAGTTCAAATCCAAATGTGGCAACAGCAGTTGCACCAAAGGGTGGAGTTACCACACCAGCATCAAATATTTTTTCATTAGATCTGGATAGTAACTTTGATTTAACACAAGAAGATAATATACTTTACAA